TGGCTGCTTGAAAAGTTGGAGGGGGAATTTGCATGACAGCGAAAGAATATCTGAGCCAAGCATACCGTATTGATCAACGGGTCAACAGCAAGCTTCGTCAAGTGGACTCCTTGCGTGATCTTGCCACTAGAGCCACATCCACAATGGGAACGGAGCCTGTCAGCGGCACGAGAAATGTCCATCGCTTGGCGGATACCATCGACAAGATTGTTGACTTGGAGAATGAGATCAACGATGACATCGACCATTTGGTAGATTTGAAACGTGAGGTTATGGCGACCATCAGCAAGGTGCAGGATACCAACGCACTCATGCTGTTGGAGCTTCGGTATCTCAGCTTTATGTCGTGGGATGAGATTGCGGGCGAGATGCACTATACTTCCCGGTGGGTGCATATTCTCCATTCCAAAGCCCTCGCAGCCGTCGATAAGATTCTTGCAGAGAGATAAGCCACCCCGCAAAAAGACTTCACTATAATTCTCTTGAGTTCCAGTGTTGACATGGTAAAATGGTGTTATGAAAAGTATGCTTAAAGGCACGACCTCCAATGGGAGCAATCCCTGCGGAGGTTTTTTCATGCCGTAATGGAGGTGAAGTGATGCCGAGAAAACCGAAGCGCCCCTGCCGCATGACGGGCTGTCCGAATCTTACAGATCGAAAAAGCTGCTACTGCGAGGCGCACGAAAAAGTTATGCAGCGACACTATGACCATTTCACGCGTGGGTACGATCAGCACGAGAGGTATGGCAGCGCGTGGCGCAGGATTCGTGATCGTCATTTGGCAGGGCATCCGCTCTGCGAGCAATGCAAAGAACGGGGGAGATACGTCCTTGCGACACTCGTGCATCATATCCGACCGATTTCTGAGGGAGGCACACATGATGAGAGCAATTTGATGTCGCTCTGCGTATCGTGCCATGAGCGGATTCACCAACGTGGCAGTGGCGACCGCTAGACCCCCAGGGGGCGGTCAAATCTCTAAAACCGCGCCGTTACTGGACCGGGGAGGGGGCACACGGAAAAATTCGCATAACTTTTGGGGCAGTTAGAGAGATAAGTTTTGCCTGTGTGATTTTTCGGTGGGAAGCCACGCACAGCGGGGAACGACGGGCATTTGAACCGCTCGATAAAACAGTCCAAATGCTGAAACTTATGCTCAAAAAAGTTTTGAAAAGTTTTAAGGGGGGAAACGTATGGGGCTTAGAGGACCGCAGCCCGGCACGGGAGGAAGACCAAGAAAATCCTTGGCGGAAAAAGTGACCGAGGGCAATCCCGGCAAGCGCAAACTGAAGGTCTTGGACTTTGAGCAGATCGCCACAGAGCCTGAAGGAGTGGATATGCCGCCTCCCAAGGAGTTTTTATCGGCTGTTCAGCGTGACGGCTCAACGCTTTCGGCGCGTGAACTCTACGAAGAAGCGTGGGCGTGGCTCAAGCGGCGCGAATGTGCGGAACTGGTATCTCCTGCGCTGTTGGAGCGATATGCCGTGAGTGCGGCACGTTGGATTCACTGTGAGGAGGCGGTCAGCAAATATGGCTATCTGGGCAAGCATCCGATCAGTTCTCAGCCCATACAGTCGCCTTATGTCGCCATGAGCCAGAACTACATGAAACAGACCAATCGCCTGTGGAACGAGATATTCGCCATCGTCCGCGATAACTGCTCGACGGAATATAAGGGCGTTTCGCCGCAGGATGACTTGATGGAGCGGCTTCTTCGTTCAAGGAGGGGATGAGATGAGTGGAAAGGTCAAAAAGTTCTATTTGCCAGGTCAGCAGTTTGGATGGTTGACTGTATTGGGCGAAGGGAATAGGTCATCCTCCGGAGGACGGCGAATTAGCGTCCAATGCCGATGCGGCAGGATATACGACACATCCCCGGAGACGTTTAAGCGAAAGGAATGTAAATGTCATTGGTGTGCAAATAAAATCAAGGCTCAATTACGCACATTGGATTTAGTCGGGAAAACTTACGGAAACTATGAAGTTCTCGAAAAGAGCGAACAGGATGACAAGGGGCATTTTCAATATCGGTGCAGATGTAAGCGATGTGGCAGCATCTCCCTCCGCACACAATACGAGATCACGCATTATTCCAACTCCGGTAAATGCAGTCAATGCAAGCCGGAGTTTCATTTTGCAGTCAAAGACGGCACGGCTGTTGGAACGTTGCCGAGTGGGGATAAGTTTCTCATTGATGCCGAAGATGTGGATATCGTGTCGAGATATTGGTGGTATAAAAAAGCGGACAGCAATTATGTTATTGCGGATATTAAGGCGCATGGAAAACTGATCAAGCGACTGCGACTGCATCGTCTGCTCTTAGGAGTTGAGGATGATTTTTTCGTTGTAGACCACATAAACCGCAATCCACTGGATTGCCGCAAGAGCAATCTGCGTGTAGCGACGCAGCACCAGAATTGTATCAACAAGGGAATCCGCTCGTCTAATACGATTGGTTACATCGGTGTGAAAAAGCGCAAACAAGGCATGTACGAAGCCAGTATTACCCTTAACGGGCAGCAAATAATTCTCGGAAAATCACATAACGCAATTACCTGCGCTCAAATGTACAATGTCGGGGCGCAGTGCTTATTCAGGCAGTTTGCCGGACAGCTGAATTGCGTTCCTGAACCTTCTTTATGGACAGAATTTCAAGTCTGGAAAAGATGTCGCCCTTATACCAATTTAGCAAATCAGATAACGAAGTCTGTGATTTGTTCATAGGTGATGGCACAGCTCAAAAGATACAGTTGGCGATGTAGGTCGCTTTTTTTATTGCAGGAGGTGTATATCTTGGGAAAAATGACATCCGAGATGCAGCTTGTTTCTATCGGAAAGCTCGTCCCTTATGTGAATAACGCCCGTACCCACTCGAAGGAGCAGATCACCAAGTTGCGCTCGTCTTTGCGGGAGTTCGGCTTTGTGAATCCCGTCATCATCGACCGGGAGTTCAACGTCATAGCGGGACATGGCAGAATCCTCGCTGCGAAGGAGGAGAACATCGAGCAAGTTCCGTGCGTATTCGTGGATTACCTCACGGAGGCGCAGAAGAAGGCCTACATCCTCGCGGACAACCGTTTCGCACTTGACGCGGGATGGGATGAAGATATGCTGCGCGTCGAGATGGAAGCCCTGCAAGGCATGGACTTCGATGTATCTCTCACGGGCTTCGACGAAGTGGAAATTGCCGATTTGCTCTCGGCAGATGATGAGGCGCAAGAAGACGATTTCGATGTGGATGCGGAACTGCAGAAACCGTGTGTCGCTCAAGCGGGCGACCTTTGGCATCTCGGAAAGCATCGCGTCCTCTGCGGAGATTCCACTCTGCCGGAGACATATGAGCGTCTGCTCGGCGGCGAGAAAGTCAATCTCGTCTGCACGGACCCGCCGTACATGATCCGTCTCGAAAGCACGTCGGGGAAAATCAAGAACGACGACCTTTCCGACAAAGACGCCTACGAATTTCTCAAATCTGCCTTCACGGCATTCCACTCCGCGATGGCAGTGGATGCTTCCATCTACGTATTCTACGCAACGGCAAAAGCCCGCATCTTTCATGACGCTTATGAAGATGCGGGCTTTAAAGTTGGCGCGGGACTCGTGTGGAAGAAAGACCGCCTCGTGCTCACGCGCACGGACTGGAAGTACATCCACGAGCCGATCATCTGGGGCTGGCGCAAGGACGGCAAGCACAAGTGGTACGGCGATCAGAAGCAGACGACCGTCTTTTCCTTCGACCGCATCAAGGACTCGAAGAAGGACGGCTGCGGTCATCCGTCCTCGAAACCTGTGCCGCTTCTGGCGTATCTCATCCGCCAGTGTACGCAGACGAACGGCATCGTGCTCGACGGCTTCTTAGGCTCGGCATCGACGCTCATCGCCTGTGAGCAGCTGGGGCGCGTCTGCTACGGCGTGGAGCTTGAGCCGAAGTTCGTGGACGTGGCGGTGGAAAGATACATCCGGAGCAAAGACGGAGCGACGGAAGATGTGTATTTGGAGCGAGATGGGGAGCGCATTCCGTATGTGAATGTGCCGAAATCGAAGGAGGAAGAGTGATGCGTATATTTTTGAATCCGGGGCACGCCCCAAACGGAAATCCAGATCCCGGAGCGTGCGGATTTGGACTGCGGGAATGTGACGTTGCAAAGAATGTCGCAGATTTGGTAGCGGGCTATCTCACGAATGCAGGTGTGGAGGTCGCGGGAAATCTCCAATCGGACAGTTTGGAGGAAGTCGTCGATGTCTCCAACGAGAGCGAAGCCGACCTTTTCATCTCCATCCACTGCAATGCCTGCAATGAGAATGCGCGAGGCACGGAAGTCTGGTATTACCACCGAAGCGCATACGGAGAAATGCTTGCCGACTGCATCCGCCATCAGATTGTCGATGCGCTCGGTACGGCAGATCGCGGCAGCAAGGGCGCGAAGCCCGGCGTCAACGGGCTGTATGTTCTGAACAACACGGGCGCGACAGCGGTCTTGGTGGAGCTTGCCTTCATCGACAACGAGGAAGATGCACAGCTTCTGCGCGACA